AAGGACCGCTTGAAGCGGACCCATTCGTGGACGAAGGACGCACGCTCTTGCGCTGCGTACTTCGTCAAAGCATTCAACCTTTACCGGTCAGGTACCTTCAGACAGGTGCTTGTGTGGAAGAGCGTCGGTCCTACGGCTGAGTCTTTCCCCACGGTTTAGGTTCCATCCGCGTGTGGGGGCGGGGCAACTGATCCCCTCCGTTGTCCCGCCCCCTCGCGCTCTTACACTCAGGAGGTGTACGTATGTGGGTGTTTACTACTCACGGTTTTTATTCGGTTGTGTCTACGCCCGATGATCCATCGGTCGTGTTGGTCAGGGCGAGAAGCAAAGACTCAATCACAAATCTGACGGGTGCGTTGCTGACCAGCGATGGGATGGCGGACTACCCGGACGAATCAATCCTGACTACCCCGTACCGGGACTACCCGTATCGGATTGTCATGTTGCGTGACGACTGGGTTCACTACCTAGAGATGTACGCATACAGGGATCTGACTTACCCGAACTTCAAGGACGCATGTAAGGATGCGGGGATGCCGCAGCATCGGCTTAGCGCGCTGGGTGATGTGTGGTACACGATGTACAGCGATTGGTCTGAGCGTCCTGCCAAGGAAAAGAACGCATGGGCGTGAACGTGAAACCGGGTCCGTGCAAAGAGGGTTGTACGTGCGGGAAACATACGGCCAGTCGCAAGGGAAAGTGTGCGCCAGATTGCACATGCGGTGTGCATCGGGGCGCACCCAAACGAGGCACCGTTCTCTGTTCGGCAACGGGTTGCGTGAAAATGAATGATTGTGCGCGGGGTTATTGCCACGAGCATTACGAACGGTGGCGTAGACACGGTGATCCAAACTTCTACATATTGGAACGCAACGTGTCAGCGGATTACTACCTGAACAAGCGCATAAAGAAGAACCGTCGGGGCTGTTGGGTGTGGCAAGCCACCTTGAGAAAGGGTTATGGGGAAGCAGCACACGCTGGAAAGTTCTATTACAACGGAGCGCATCGTCTGGCTTACGAAACGTGGGTTGGCCCAATCCCTAAAGGACTGGTCATCCATCACAAATGCAGTAACCGTGCTTGCATCAACCCTAAACATCTGCAAGCGGTCACCCCAACAGAGAATACTGCTGAGATGTTTGAACGGCAGGCCATGTTGAAGGAGATACGTGAGTTGAAGAAGCGCATACGAGACTTGGAGGCAGACGCAGCATGACAGGTATCAAACCCAGCGGAGGCCCGGACCACACGTTCACTCGTGAAGAACTGTTACGTGCCCGTAACAAGGACGCAAAGAAAGTCAAGAAACCGAAACAAAAAACATCCAACCGCAATCGGAAACGCAAGTGACAAGTTGCGACGGCCACTAGACTTAGTACGTACTAAGTACTCCCAAGTCCCGAAGGGACTTGGGATTACTAAGTACCGTGGGAGGTGAAATGAACTACCCGATTCATAAGGACGCCGATGGGCGGTGGGTCCATACGTGGGTACGCCAGTCGTCCATCAAAACTTCAGACATGTGTCTGGAACGGTGGCGCAACGACATCTTCGGCCTCGTAAGCGAACGCATCAAGGATGCGTCCACGCTGGGGACCGTGTGCCACACCGTAGCGGAGGACGCATTGAACGTCGTCATAGACGACCCCGAATGCGTCATGCCGTTGGAGTCCATAGCCGACGCGTTCGACTACTACTGGGAGGAAGCGGTTCCAACCATCGAGGTGTGGAACAACTACACCCCGGCGAGCGCAGCGGTAGCGGGCTTAGAGAAACTTACCAACTGGCACGACGAGGTTTACCTACAGGTCAAACCAAAGTTGGTTGAACACACGTTTGATGTGCCGCTCATCGACAACGATGAACGACTGGTACGCATGACCGGCACAGTAGATCTCGTAGAAGAGAACCGATTGTGGGATTGGAAGTTCCCCGGTCGGGACTACACGAGAGAACGCTGGCAGTACGAGCGTTGGGATGTCCAGTCCATTGCGTACTGCTACGCAATGGGTATCCCGAACTTTTCATACGCGGTGATGCACCCCGATGGTGTGGGCCGCATGGATCTTGAACGTGGGCAGCAGCATTTCGACTGGCTGCGTGAAAAGGTTTCGGCACTCTGCCGACTGTTGGAAACCCAGACGGGTCCATACCCGTTGGGTGACAACGGTTGGTGGTGTTCCGAGAAATGGTGCGAAAATTTCGCACGGTGCAAAGGCGCAACGCAAGGAGGCGCATAGTTATGGCATACACGCCAATGGCTCCAATAGAGCGGGCCAGTATAGAAGCACAGGTCATTCTCAAAGCAGCGGTTGAACTCGCTGCGGCTGAGATTGGCAACGAACCCGACGGCGTAGCCGTCACGATGGCTATTGAAAACGCACGCGCGTTGGCTAAGGAACTACCCCACCTCAAGCAAAGCCTTGTGAATGTCAGCGTCCTGCCTCCTTCACAGGACAACGGCGCTGAAGTGGCAGTAGCACCCGGCCAAGACGTAGTTGATACGGCCATCATCGAAGAGGCATTCCCCGGAGCGACCGAGGTCGCACCGGCACGAACCGAATCGAAGTACGTGGATGATGAGCAGTACGCTCTGATCCACAAGATTTGGCTCACTGAAAAGGGAGCAGGCGTCGCTTACGCATCCAAGGACAGCATGTTCTTGGACAACCAAGCGATACGCAAACTGTTCCAAGAGGGCACACGCCAGTTCCCTGCGGACTACTGGGCGCAAGTCCTCCAAGGCAAAGACATCCCCACCACCAAGACAGGCAAGTGTGGACTGGGCGATTTCAAAATCAAGAAGGGCGCAAGCGTCGGTCCCGACGGCGCGCCGTTCTTAGGCGAGGGTGAGGGCAACCATCCTCTCGCCAACAAGAGCGGGTACTTCGCCGGTCTGGTGAAGAACAGCCCGTTCAACTGGGGCGAACGCCCCGACCCTGTAGATCCTCAGGGCTGGCTGGCAAAGGCCAATGCCTGAGGAACTATCGTTGGAGGAAGCCTTAGCGCTTGTGGCCGGAGCGGAATCGGATTCGCATTCCGCTCCGGCACCTCCCTCTCAGCCTCCAACTGAAATAGAGGGGATTTCTGCGGCTGACCTGCAAAGACTGTTCACTCCGAAGAAGGAACAGGTGCGTCGTATGCGCCACGACCTTCGTTCGGGGAACGAATGGTCGTTCGGGGTACGCACGTTTGACGAGGCCACCTTGGGTGGCGCTCGTGGCGGGCAACTTGTAACCATCATCGGCAGGTCGCATACAGGCAAGACCCTGCTGGCGTTGAACATGATCGCCCGCAACCGCAACCACCGCACGCTGTGGGTCAGCCCGGATGAAACCGAAACGATGTTCTGGGGTCGCTATGCGGCTATCCGCTTAGAGATCGACCAGAAGGATTGGATCGGCAGGCTCATACGAGAAGAGCCGACAGCGTGGGAAAGGGTGGAGCAGATCATGCGTGATGAAACCAACCTCCACTTTGAATCCACAGGCATGACGGTAGACGACATCGACAAGGCCATGCGCATAGCCGCCGTCGAACTCTGGGATGGTCAACGCCCGGAGGTGGTGGTGTACGACTACCTAGAACTGATCCGGGGTGGGGGCGCTGGCGATGCGGCCAGCGTCCAAGCCAAGATCGAATCGTTCAAGCAACTCGTGTCCGACTGGCGTGTCGTAGGCGTCATACTCCACCAGTCGGGGCGCGGCTCAGGGAACCGTGGCCGTGCCGGTGGCATAGAAGCAGGGCGGTACGCATCCACCAGTGAAAGCCATTTCCTCATGGAAACATGGCGCAGGTGGGATGACACCAACCTTGAGGAAGATACCCGCGAGGTATATAAAAACGAAATAAGCGTAGGGTTGTGGAAGAATAAGTCAGGTGACGGAGAGAAAGCGGAAGTCAACCTCACAATCCACACCAGTGGGAGGCTCTTAGAGCCGGGTATCACATGGGAACAGATGAGTTTAGATGAATGACCTACCCGCATCCCAGTTCCGCATCCTGTTCACAGGCTTTCCGCTTGCCTACGGAACAGACGAAGGCGGGTGTCGTTGGGCAGAAGTAGACGATGACCTGCTAGAACGTCACCTCACAGGCGAAGAGATGATCGGGATTTACCCGATGGTCTACGACCCCAACCACGAGGCCGGAGGCCCTGACACATGGCGTGAGGACGTTGATAATAACCGCTATTACAGGGACATGAACCCTGACTTGTGGATGTGCAAGTGGGGGTCCATCGACATAGACGAAGGCGACGACTCTCTCGTCCTAGCCCGCAACACCGTCACCGTGCTGAAAGCATTGGGCATTCAGGGGTGGGTGGAACTATCCCGCAGCAAGGGCTGCCATGTGTGGATCTTCAACAAGGAATGGGTGCGCTCATCAGTGATGCGCCGTGCCATGAAAGCCGCGTTGGATCTGGCCGGTGTGCCCTACGACGCTGTGTACCCCAAGCAGGATTCCCTGAAGGGACCACCCGGCAACTACATGCGCCTCCCCTACGGGGGTAAGCGCGCACCGGGCACCGGGCTGTTGGATCGGCAGGTGATACTGGACACCGATGACGAGGGCTTAGACCTGTTTGATTTTATCATCTTGGCCGAACAGGACAGGACGCCTACGACCCTGCTGGAACACGCCGCCGGGTTGTGGGAAGAGCCGATGCCGGTAGTGCCCGACCTGCCCCCGAAGAGGGACTACAGCAAGGAACCCCTCATGCGCGTGGACGGTTCCCGTCTGCGTGGAC